CAATATTACGTTTTCTCAATTTTTCAAACAAGAAGTTATCAGTGATTATCTTTTAGAAAACAGCCAACTACAGCGATGCCAAATCCAAGAACACCTAGGACATATCCCCAAAAATTATTTGTTGTCACAGCAATTCCTAAAAGTATTATTGCAATCCCAAATAACTCAATCTTAATTCCTTTCATCGCAAATATCTTCGTTACAAACTACGATTTATCATTCTTATATTTTTTATAATAACCTTATAGCATATACATTTCAACAATAACTTTCACCCAAACACTTCCTTCAACCGTTTTATATCCGGCTTTGTCTGTGTCATCAGATAAGCGTTTTTCAGATACCTTCGTCCTTTTTCTGTTTGTTCACAGTTGAATATAAAGGAATCTCTGCGGTACATCAGCCATTCATCAAGTGGCAGTGCTTTTACTTCGGCAACAGGAATGTTGCAGTAATCGGCAATCATTTTGTTGCTGTAGCTGTAAATCTCCCAGTGAAATGCCCCGTTATCCTCCATTGGATAATAGGGCAGCATTAGTTTGGGTCTTTTTGAATGGAAAGTACAAAATCCATATATTCGTTTGCAATAAAGTCTTGGATTTCCTCTACATCATAGCTTAAAACATCATTTCGGCTTACTTTAAAGCCGTTTTTATTTTGGTTTAAAAGTTGCTGAAATACAGAATAAATGTTTTTCACAGTCTCGGTTTCTTCAGCCGCCTGCATTTCGGAGATGGCCTCCAACACATATCCGTTTGGCGGAAGGAGAACAATGACCTTTCCGTTTTTCAGCTTTACAGGCAGTGTTTTCTGCTTTGGTTTTGTAAAATCATACATAGCAATTCTCCTTTACTCAGTTGTCACTTCTGCACCGACACCCCAGTTGATTAAAAGCTTATGACCCTTGCTGTCAAGCTTTTCCGTTGCCTTAAAATCAAGGTCGCAGACCGTCATGCTGTCCTTCTTTCTCTCAAGGGTAAAACCTCCCTCAAGCTGACCGATAATCATTGCGGACATACTGCCGTCTGCCGCAGCAAAGACAACAGCGTAATATTTATCTTTGAAGTTCTTAATACCTCCAATATAGATGTTGGAACTTTTATCTGTGTTGTCTGTGGTGATTTCCGAGTTGGGTGCCATAATGCTGAAGGTGTCGGGCATAAATGTACCGATACTGCCTTTAATGCCGATGTCCTCACCGGATAAAATTTTTCTTGTGATTTCCTCCATATCGTCCTTATAGGTATCAATGGTAGGCGTATAATAAATAGACGCACCGCCGGAGAGATAACCCTTTCGGTTTTCTTCTACGGCAATCTCCGATATTTTGGGAATGGCACTGCCTTTTTCATACTCCTTGATATACATATATCCGGATCCGATGGCAATGTCCTCCATCTGTTTTTTTGCCGTTTCGGGTATTTTCATATTTTTCACGCTCCAATCTTTTTATAAATGCTGATAGTATAGTAGGTTACATACAAACCTGTGTCATCAAGCCATACCGTTTCCGAAGAAAAAGAAATGCCTGCCTCATTTAGCAGACATTCCAGTTTTTGTTCGGATTGTATATCCTTCTTCATTGTATACAGTTCTATGCTGTAATCATAGCGGTACAGGTTATTTCGATTATCACAGCCTTCCGCTTTTTTATCACTTAGAAAGCAGAGAAAAGGCGGTTTTTGATTATCGGGAAAATGGCTGTAGGCAACGGGAAGTCCTGTTTTATCTAAAAAAACTTTCATTTCTTTTTCATCCATTTTGCAGAACCTCCTTAATTCGCTGTTCCACGGTTTCCTTTGCTTTTTCCTCATTTGGCTTGATATGAGGATAGGCAGGCGTTCTTCCGCCTTTGGTATTCACCTGTTTTTGTTTGCCCTTTGTTGTGCCGACAAAATTTTGATGTCCTTTTTCCAGAAGGTGTGTCAAGTATCCTTGCGTGTTATAAACCTCATACTGCACATAGCCGTTTCTTTCCGTTCTCTTTATTTTCCAGCCACGAGAGTATTTTTTATTTCCTGTTCTTTTGCCTTTTGGACTGTCCCTTTTCAGATTTTCTTTCAGTGTTTCACTTTCTTCCTTGCAGACCTCGGCTATTTTCTCTGATGCCTCCTCAGTGTACTGCTTTATACAGTTTAAAATCTCATTTGTCATTTCCTGTACCGATACTTCCATAGGATTCCTCCGATTCTGCTTTTATTTTTATTGTTTTGCCGTCATAGTCTGCAAAGTCAACTTGAATTATGTTGTAGGTTTTACCACGAAACACAATGCGGTAATCCACAGCTGAAATCTCTGAAAGCTGTTTGCAAAAGCGAACAGCAAAGGCTACGGAGTTCTGTTCCTCCGTATCACCTTTCTGCCGTTCCTTTCCTCCTGCGGTATTTACGGATGCAAAGCAGGAATAATAATCCTGCCAATGCCGAATTACATTCCCCACTTCATCTGTTTTGGAAACACCTTTTTGAATTTCAATCCGCTGATTTAGTTTTGAAATATCCATCAGAATCTTTCCTTTCTTACACCAAAAAGCAGAGAACGCAGAGAAAGTGTCAAGGCTTTATAGTCGGCATTTTCTCTGTGTTCATACAGATAAGCAACAGCATACATGACAGCAATCTTAGAGCAATGGCTCTTTTCAAATTCATCTTCGGATAATCTGGCTACATCAGCACACAAAACTTCTGCGGATTTCAGCAACTCTTCAATTACTGTGTCATCATCATCAAAATCTACTCGCAGATATTTTTTCATTTCATCAAGAGATACTGTCATTTACTCCACCACCGTTAGTCTGCTTTCAATCTTAAAATCTGCACTGCCTCGGGAAGAATCAATTTACCGTCCACACGTTCCTTTGCCACGTAGCCAATCATCCCGTTGCCTGCAAAGAGTTCAGTGAGCTGCTTGAAGGAGCGAGTACCACGATCACCAATGTTATAATAGCTGTAATCACCAAAAGCAATGGCATCCTCCGGTGCATATGCGGAAGTATGAACATCATATCCTAAAATTTTATCCGGCTCTCCTGCCTGGTAAGAAGGCTGCCACATATAAGCACCGTTGTTGTCCTTCAATTTTCGGATTACAGCTAAGTTTTTATCATTGATAATAAAGGACGCATTTTTGCGGTAAGGACGCTTTAAGGCATAGATTAAGTTTAAAATATCATCCGCTTTCAATGCTGCGGTCAATGTTTCCGCTGTTGTGCCGCCGCCTGTTTTTGCAAAAAGTCCCAATGGCTGACCGACACCAGTACCATTGAGGAATGCGTCCTCCTCGGCATTGGCAAGTGCTTTCCCGAACTGGTCAATGATGTAGTTCTCAAGACCAAAAGCATTATCGTAGAGAAGTTCCTCCGTCACCTTGATAGCTACATGGAGCTTGTGCGCATCCAATAAAATCTGGCTGAATGTGGCATCACCGAAAGTCAATGCACCGCCTTCCTCAACCCATGCGGCGGCAGGCTTTGTTGCCGCAATATTGATTTTGTGTTCGCCGGAGGTGGTAATGACACGACCAAGCTTTCTCATGATGTTTTCTTCTTCCAAGGTATCAATCAAACGGCTGTCATACTCCTCCGGAACAAGATAACCGCCGTCAGCATCCACGCCTTCCTGCAAAATGTCAGATACCTGACGGAAGTTGGTACGAAGTGCCGTAAGCATACCGTTTTTGTACTCATCAGACGCACGACCCATTTTCGGCTTTTCATTGCCGTCTACGGTCATAGGCTTTGCAACAATGGGCGTATTCACAGGCTTATTCATTTCCTTTTCCATTGCCTCCATCTGCTCCATACGCTCAATCTCGGCACTGTAATCCTTTACTTTCTTTTCCATCTCGGCATAGGCTTTTGCGTCCTCCGCAGAAAGCAGACCGTCCTTGTCTCGTCTGCTCTCCACAAATGCCTTTGCACCTTCCCATGCCTTATTTCTGAGTTCTCTCAATTCTAAAATCGTCATACTTATTACCTCCAGTTTTTGATTAAATCCAAGCGTTCCATAAGGGAATCTGCCGTTGTTTTCGGTTTCTGATCAATTCTGCATTTTGCGGCAATTTTATCCATCAAATGATTTGTAACAGCAGTGCGGGAATATACATTGCTGACCTGTGGCACTTCCACAGCATCGGCTGTATTTCTATGCATGATTTCATCCGCAAAGCCAAGTTCAACAGCAATGTTTGCGTTCATCCATGTTTCCGCATCCATAAGATGAGAAAGCTTTGCTCGGCTCATGCCTGTTTTGATTTCATAGGCGTTGATGATAGACTCTTTCACCTCGTCAAGCATGGCGATTGTTTTCTGCATCTCAGAGGTATCTCCCATAGCTGCAGTCATTGGATTGTGTATCATCATCATGGAAACAGGTGATACCATCACCTTGGTGCCTGCCATTGCGATAACAGATGCGGCACTGGCGGCTATGCCATCAATTTTGACGGTTACATTTCCTTTGTAATCCATGAACATGTTGTAAATCTGTGCCGCCGCCACGCAGTCACCGCCGGGGCTGTTAATCCAGACTGTGATATTGCCTGTCCCTGCATTCAGTTCCTCCTTAAAAAGCTGTGGCGTAACATCATCGTCAAACCAGCTTTCCTCAGCAATGGTGCCGTTCAGAAACAGCGTTCTCTCCACCGTTTGTTCCTGCGTTTCTTGATTTGTCACTGTCCTGTTTTTCCAATTCCAGAACTTCTTCATCCTTCTCGTTCTCCTTTCTTTCAGCAGTAGTTGCTGCAAATATTCCTGCATCGGCAAGCTTTGTCATGTTGCCGTTGATGAGATAAAGGTCACCGCCGTCCTCGACAGAAATACGGTCAAGGTTTTCAAGTTCTCTGATGTCATTTGCACTCATCCAGCCGTTCTGTCTTGCAGTGGCATAACCACTCATGCGGCTTGCATAGTCCCCACGCAAAAGGCCGTCTACATTGAACTTGATGAAATATTGAGATTTGTTATTCGGAGAAATCAACACTCTTGCCATTGACTGCTCCCATCTGACAAGCCAAGGCTCCAAGGTGTATTTCACGAATTCGAGTGACTGCTGCTCAATATTAGAAAAGCTCGACTTCTCAAGGTCACCGACCATGTGAGGAGGGACTCTGAAAATTCGAGCAATTTCGTTAATCTGAAATTTTCTTGTTTCCAAAAACTGTGCTTCATTTGGTGAAATGGAAATCGGCGTATATTTTAGACCTTCTTCCAAAACAGCCACCTTATGACTGTTGGAAGAACCGCCGAAGGCTTCATTCCAACTGTCACGCACCTTAGACGGGTCTTTCAGTGTTCCCGGATGCTCCAATACACCGCTTGGTGCAGCACCGTTTGCATAAAACTTACTGCCGTATTCTTCAGCGGCAATGGCAAGACCGATAGCATTCTTCGCCATTGCAATAGGACTGTATCCCACAAGACCGTCAAATCCAAGACCTGGGACATGAAGTATGTCTGTCGGTTTCAAACGAACCGTTCCGCCCTTTGTGGTCTTTGCCTCATCAGTCGAGGTCTGATATTCATAGTAAAGCTGACCTTTATCATCTCTGTTCACCGTCATGCGGTTTGGCATAAGCGGATACAGAGCCACAACCTCACCCTTTCCGTTTCGGATAATCTGTGCATAGGCATTGCCCCACAAAAGCAGATGCGTCATAAGTGTTTCCCGGAACACAAAGCTTGTCATTTCCGGGTTTGGCTCATCATGCAGTACAAAATACAGCGGATGTCCGACTGCCTTTTCCTTACTTCCGTCATCTGTATATCTGTATAAATGAAGGGGCAGTCCTGCCACCGCCTCCGACAAAATACGTACACAGGAATACACCGCCGTCATCTGCATGGCAGAACGCTCATTTACGTTCTTGCCGGATGCGCTTGTGCCTAAGAAAAATCGGTATGCACTGCCTGCCGTACTGTTCTTTGGAGTATCTCTGGTACGAAATAATCCGCTCAAAAGTCCCATAGAATCACCTTCCTTTCTGAAAAAACGGTATAAGAAAAGCACCTCCGAAGAGATGCTTAACCTTATTTACATATTCTTTTCCTTATTTTTATATTGTTTTTAAGGTAATAATTGAATATTTACGGAAATCATTTCAATCTGTAATAGCAAATGTTCTTCCCTGCTCCTTCTCTTTTCAATTCACCTGATGATACTAACTTTCGAAGTGAACCTTCAATAGAACTAATGCTGAGTGAAGGACAAAGTTCACGAATATCCTGTTTAGTAAATCGACCAATCTTATTCAGAGTGGCACGTCTTACCATTTCAAGAGCAGGAAGTTTTGTTTCCACTAAAGCAAATCGATCTTCAAAGTCTTTATAAGCCGCAAGAACTGTTCCAAGCAAATATTTGATAAAAGGAACTGCATCCTCCTTACCTTCGTGCCAGCCAATCTGTGCTTGACCAAGTGCGTTATAATATAAATCTTTATTTTTTGCAATTTTTGCTTCCAAAGATATATATTTTCCTACATAAAACCCATTTCTATACAACAAAAGAGTTGTCAGCAGTCGGCTCATTCTTCCGTTGCCATCGTTAAAAGGATGTATACAGAGAAAATCATGAATAAACACAGGAATTGCTATTAGCGGCTCAACTTCCATATTTCCGATTACTCTGTTATATTCCTCACAGATTTTGTCCAGTGCCTCCGGTGTTTCGTATGGAGCAAGCGGAGTAAATAATGTTTCCACATGACCATCAGGGTATGTGGCACTGATATAATTCTGCACACTTTTAGTTCTGCCTGCCATCGGATTATTCATATGACTATACAAAACCTTATGCAGCTGCAGAATGTAGTTCTGTGAAATAGGAATCGCATCAAAGCTTTCGTGGATAATATTTAATACGTCACGATAACCAGCAATTTCCTGTTCATCACGATTTTTAGGTGTTGTTTTTTCTTCCACCAACTGTCTGATACGAGTACTTGTTGTTACAATGCCTTCGATGGCATTTGATGCCTCTGTACTTTGTATCTTTGCAATCTCAACCAGTTTCTCCAATTCCTCCGGACGCTGTTTCAGATACATCTCCTGTTTTCCGGCTTCTTTGTATATTGCGGCAATCAAACCAAGAATGTCCGAATCCCACTTTTGATTTTTGATTTCAAAATAATTAAAGGTTCTCATTATTTCACCCCCCTTTTCCCCTTAAATAATACCATAAAATAAGGTTAAAAGCAATGTATTAAGGGAATATTCCATTAATATCATGCCTATTTTAAGGGAAATTATTCTAAAATCATGTAACGAACGGCATAAGAAAAGCACCTCCGAAGAGATGCTTTCTCGATTTATTATTTCATTTGTTACATATTATCTCGGATTTCTTCCGTTACATCTGCAAGTGTTCCACGAAGAGAACTTCCCGTGTTGCAGTATTTTTCCATTAATTCCTTCCAAAGTGGGTCATTTTCAGGAATTTCAGAAAACCAAACCGAATAATCATCCTCGCCGTGTTTTTCCAATACAGTAATCACTGAACTCACTCCTTTTAGCCATTTCCGATTGCTTTATTTTTACCATAATAGCATCTTTTTTCACATCTATCAAGCTAAGTATAAATATATAAAGTATACTTTCATATCAAAAAACAAGCAGTCCCCTTGTGTCATATACACTTTCGCCTGCATCATTTCCACAGCGAATTGCTCTGTCCAGTGCCATAATCGTAGCAACAGCACCGTCTATCTTTTCCGTTGATTTTTCCTTATCTGCCTTGATGTTTCCCGCAGGATCGGTACGGATAAAGATGTTGTCCATATTCCACCTTAGAACCGGATGACCGCCATGTGCAATTCGCTTTTCCAGAACAAGTTTCATCAGTTCCTTTGTCGGAGGGCTCATATCCTTAAAGCCCTGTCCGAACGGAACGACCGTAAATCCCATGCCTTCAAGGTTCTGCACCATCTGCACCGCACCCCAACGGTCGAAGGCAATCTCTCGGATATTGAAACGCTCGCCCAGTTTTTCAATGAACTTTTCGATATAGCCGTAATGCACTACATTTCCTTCTGTGGTCTGCAAATAGCCTTTTCTCTCCCACAAGTCATAAGGAACATGGTCCCTTCGTACTCTTAGGTCAAGAGTATCCTCCGGTACCCAGAAATAAGGAAGAACAACATATTTATCATCTTCGTCAAGTGGCGGAAATACCAAAACAAAGGCAGTAATATCAGTTGTAGATGAAAGATCAAGACCGCCATAGCAGACACGCCCTTCCAGTTCATCCTCATCCACAGGGAATGCACAGGCATCCCATTTTTCCATAGGCATCCATCGGACTGCCTGCTTGACCCACTGGTTCAGACGCAGCTGACGGAAGGAATTCTCCTCGCTGGGATTCTGCTTTGCCGAGTTGCAGGCAGCTTCAACTTTATCAATGCCGACTGTGATATCAAGGCTCGGATTGGCTTTTCTCCATACCCTTGGGTCTGTCCAATCATCTGATTCATCCGCACCGTAAATCACAGGGTAGAAGGTAGTGTCGATTTTCCGTCCCTCCAAGATATCCTTTGCCTTTTGATGCGTTTCATAGCAGATGGAATTGGTATCCGTTCCCGCTGTTGTGATTAAGAAGTACAATGGCTGCATACGGGCATCACCGGAGCCTTTGGTCATAA